AAGACGGAAGGTTGATGTCGTGATTGATCGAAATAGCCATTGTCTGGTCCTTTGTTGAAGTTACGGTGTAAATATAAGTAATTCCAGAGAAACTCTAAACCCTAAATTGGAGAAAACTCAAAAAAAATATGTTCCAAGGTGCAGACAATATCAGAGGCCATAAAGAGAAGATCGAGATGACCGAAGAGCAGCTCGAAGAGTACGTGAAGTGCAAGACAGACATCTTCCACTTCGCGAAGTACTTCTACATTCTAACTCCTAAGGGCTCAAGACCTATCCCTTTGCGTGAGTACCAGATCCGTGAGGTGAAGACGCTGTGCGCAAAGGTAGAGGGAAAGAACAACCGCATCATCATGCAGGGACGTCAGTCGGGAAAGACGACTATCGCTACGCTGTATCTGACTTGGAAAGCGCTGTTCGAAGAAGACAAGACGATCGCTATCCTCGCTAACAAGCTGTCTCAGGCGCTGGAAATCATGGCTCGTATCAGAGACGCGTATGTTCGACTGCCTCTGTGGCTCCAGCAGGGAATCGATCCACAGCGTGGAGGCTGGTCTAAGTCCTGTATAGGTCTCGACAACGGCACTAAGGTCTTCGCGGCTGCATCATCTTCATCTGCTATTCGTGGTAAGTCAGTAAACTACATGCTCGTGGACGAGTTCGCTCACTTGGATGACTCGATCGCAGATGACTTCATTCAGTCAGTTATGCCGGTGCAGGCATCTGACCCGGACGCTGAGCTGATCTTGATCTCTACCCCTAACGGAATGAATCACTTTGCCGACATCTGGCAGAAAGCTGTCGCTGGCGAGAACTCGTTCATTCCCTGTAAGGTGCAATGGCACGAGATCGATGGTCGTGATGAAGCTTGGAAGGCTAGAATCATTCGTGACTACGGCGTCAAGCACTTCGCTCAGGAATATGCGTGCTGTGATGGAGAACAGCTAGTCAAGATCCGTAGAAACGGCGTCGAGAGCGTCGTATCCATGAAGGAACTCGCTAGCATTCTCGAGTATCAGCTGTAACTTCTTTTGCTGTCTTAGAGGGACTCATTTTCCAGTCAATCATTTCGAAACCGTTGTACTCAGCGATGTCCTTGAGTTTCTCATCGTCGAGGTCGTTGCTGATGAACATTCCTCTTGCACGGTTTGCGATGATCTGAGCCTGACGATCTGTGATCTCTTGCTTGGATTCTACTGTGAAAGGGATGTAGATGGTCTTAGTGAACATAATTGGTCCTTGTTAGTCAATTTCCACATTTACTTGCAGATATGCCGTCTTATAAGGGTTCACATATACCTTGTGATTCCTATTAGGTCCCTTCGGTATCTCCTGCACAGTCATTCCAGTGATAGGGACTACTTCGGTGGTATGCTTATATTGCGAATATGCCGCTTCTGTTCTGCTGGACGTATAATTGACCTGACACTGAACGACGTCAGTATCGGACAAGGGTTCGAGCATTTTAAGCAGTTCTGCTTTAGTTATAATAGTTTTCATTCAGTTATCCTCCGTTGAAGATTCGTTATAGTCGACACCGGTGGGAGTCGCAGTCATTGCTCCACGGTAGCCCTTGTCGATGAATCGATCAAATGCTTTGTTCATAGCGTCGTCTTCATCTTCAGCGACGACTAGAAATTCAGTGTTTATGCTTACGCAGTATTCTTTCATGGTCATGGTCCTTGTTGTTTTTGTTTACATGTCAAATATAAGTATATTTCAGAGAAATCTAAACCCATAAATTGCGACTTTCTCAAAAGCTGTCGCGAAATAAAAATTCTGCAAAAATGAGTATATTTACATTATCATCCACACAACGGATGAGAAGGATAATATATGTCAAAGAAAGATAGAAAAGCAAAAGATATTGGCAAGACTACAACTAACGACTTCGGAACTGGTCCAGCAGCATTCAGCAAGGCCGACGAAATCATCAAGGAAATCAAGAAAGACAAGGAGCTCAACAAGCTCGTAATCAATCCCGAGACGATGAAGTATGAATGGCTCAACACAAACGTCATCTCACTAAACCTCGTCTTCTCCGGAAAGATTCGTGGCGGTATCAAGAAGGGCGCTATCACCTCTATGGCTGCTGACTCTCAGCTCGGTAAGTCATTGATCGGCTACAACCTTCTGCAGTGCGCCTACCGTTCTGGTATGGCTTGCGTCGTAATCGACTCTGAACACGCTATCAACCTCGACCTCCTCAAGCAGCTCGGTATCGATCTGGACAAGATCGTAATCTACCAGACATCGAAGATCAACGAGCTCAAGCAGATCTTCGCTCGCATCAACAAGGGCAAGAGCCGCGAAGAGTCGATGAACACGTTCGTCCTGATGGACTCTTGGGGTCCTATCGTGGAAGTTCAGGTGATGGAGAATGCAGAAGAGGCATCCTCTTCCGTGAACATGTCTGGCGCTAAGTTCAAGAACGAGCTCGCTAACATCATCAACGCATGCGGCAACACTACATTCGTGATCAACCACGTCTACTGCTCTCTCGAAAAGTATGGCGAGAAGTTCAAGATTCCTGGCGGTAAGAGATTGTTCTTCAACTCTGACTCTATCGGCCTCGCTTCCTCTGCTGCTAAGTACAAGGACGCTCAGGACAACATCCTCGGAAAGGTCGTTACGGTCGGCGTCAAGAAGGGTAGAGGAGCTAAGGAATTCCTCAAGACCAAGTACCTCATCCGTCATGACGGCGGTCTTGATCCGTACTTCGGTCTGCTCGATGACGCTATGGAAGCTGAAGTGGTCTTCAAGCCGAAGCCTGGTTACTACGCTAGAACCGACTACGACGTAGACAAGGAAACTGGTGAAGTCAAGAAGATGTGGAAAGAATCGGAGCTCTACTGCTCTACATTCTGGATTCCGCTCTACCGCGATCAGAAGTTCGTAGACTACTGCGAAGACAAGTACAGCTTCATCAACGCTAAGCTCATCTCTGCTTCTGTCGACGTCATGGCTCTCATCGACGGCGCTGCTGAGATCACAGACGAGACGATGCCCGTCATCAACGCTGGCGACGAGGAAGCTCAGTTCGAAGCTGAGTACGGAGACGAGAACGAAGATCTCGAACTCGATGGCGCAGGAATCTTCCAGAAGTACTCGAAGGAAGAGATCGAGGCCGCTAAGAACGAAGACTAAAAGTTTTCCTTCTCAACAACAGAGTCTGGATGTAAATATCGTCCAGACTCTTTTTTCTATTTTGGTATATCATGGTGAATGTACAGTTTCCGCACTTAATTTTGAAGACTTTATACGCTAATCAGTCCGTCAGAGACAGAGTTACTCCGTTCCTGAAAGACGACTGGTTCAGAGAAAACGAGAATATCAGCACTATCGTATCTAAGATAATCGACTACATGGAGAAGTGGGGCAGATTTCCTTCCGTCATCGAGTCGAGAACTATGTTCAGAAACGACATGGGCGTTCTTGAAGAGTTTGACGCCGCTATCGCTATTCCAGACGAGGAGGCGCAGAGCGAGTCTATCCTTGACGACATTCAGGACTTCATCCGTAAGAAGCTCATGTATGAAGTTACGCTGAAAGTCCAAGAGTATCTCTTCTCCCACGGAGAGCCTCCATCTGGTGACTCGTTCGCTCAGATGATGGCTGACGCTGAGTCGTTCAGCTTTGACACTGACGTAGGCTTCGACCTTGTTGACGACATTGACGAAGTCTATGAAGAGATGATCCAAGCCGTCAACATCATTCCTACGGGCATCAAGGAGTTCGACAACCTCATGAACGGAGGCATCCCAGACAAGGTCATGATCGGCATCTTGGCTGGCACTAACGTGGGTAAGACGCTAATGATGAGCTGTATGGCGTCCAACATCATGGCTAGAGGAAAGAATGTGCTATACATCACGTTCGAAGACTCGAAGACTAAGATCGCTACTAGAATGATGCAGAACCTGTGCGACATCTCGCAAGAACAGCTCAAGATGCTCAACAGGAACTCCTTCGTCGCCCTCAAGAACAAGATGAAGGCTATGTCAGCTACTCACTTGAAGATCGTGGAACTCGAGGAAGCAGCCGTGAACACGATGAGAGTCAGGACGTTGTTGAAGGACTTGAAGGAAAAGAAAAAGTTCGAGCCAGACATCATCTTCTTGGACTACGTCGGATGTATGATTCCTAACGGTCGTCCGAACCCGAACCTGAACACCAACACTATCCTGCAGAAGGTAGTCGCTGAGTGGCGTGGCTCTATCTGCATGAAGCTCGGCATTCCTACGGTGACGGGCTTCCAGGTCAACAGAGGTGGCGCAGACAGCGCATCTGTTGGCTTGACGGACATCGCAGACTCATTCGGCTCTACGACTAAGGTTGACGCTATGTTCGCTACGACTCAGGACCAGACGATGCTAGAGAACGGCATGTACAAGCTCAAGGTCGCTAAGACGAGATTGAAGAACAACAAGAACACTGAAGTGATGATAGGCGTATGTATCGACAAGCAGCAGATCTATGACTTGAACTCTTCACCAAGCTCAAGAACGCCACAATTGACTAATACTGCACCAGCAGCTCTGCCGACACCCACTCCAGTCGATCAGATAGCAGAAGAGAAGCATATAGAAGCTAAAAACACTGATACAGCAGACAACGCTTATGTAGCGACAGCGAAAGTAGATCTCGACAAGATAAACGAGATATTGTAGGAGAAACGAAGATGATAAACAGCGACGACAAAATAGAAGCGCTAGAGCGAGAGACGGCTAAAGCCGAATTTTTCGATCTGTTGAGAAGACAGGGATACGACATGTATGATCTGGAAGAGGGCAGCAAATTGCCTAAGTGTCTCATTCCTATCATCGAAAAGAAGGACTTGAATTCCTTCATTCTCTTCAACAGTACGCTAGAGCACATTCACCACAAACATGGGATCTCTGTAACCGACATGTGCAAGTATCTCATGGAGGATTTCTTCGACGAGAAGCAGATCCTAACTCTTCTTCAAACTAATCTCTATGACGCTCTGTACTTAGAGCTGCAGAAGAAGAACGGCATGGCAGTCGAACGAACGAGCAAATTCCTGATCAAGTAATATGAACGCATCTGACGCATACTCGATACTCTATCTCTTCAACAAAGAGATTCGCAAGACTAGCAAGACACTGAGCTTAGGAAACGTGTTCAGTGAAGCAGCATGGGCAGTAGCGCAAGACGAGATGGAGGCAGCTGTCGCTTATGGAAAGCGTCCAGTGATCGACAAGATGGGACGTGATCGCTGCATTAAGCTAGCAAATGCTCTCGAATGCGGTCAGATGAACATGAAGACGTTGAAAGTGTACATGGTAGGCGAGTACATCAGGAAGAACAAAGGATGCTTCTTCAAGCGCAAGAAAGACGGCAGTCTGTACATGAAGGGAACTAAGAAGGATCCAGACAAGAAGAAAGTCGTCTACAACGCTGTCGATATCGAGAGCATAGGAAGGCTGGAAGGTATCGATCTGTATAAGCCAGAGAATCTCAAGAAGCAGTTAGAGATTCTCAAAGAAGCAGCTCAGACGAACGTAAGCGTCATCAATCCTAGAGAAAATCAGACAAACGTGCTCTATGATCTGCTTTGTGAAGGCAAGATCGGACTTCATCTGTACTTGCATCTTTGGAATCTGAACGACGGATTTGGAATCGACGTGAACAGCAAGGCAGCAGAAGAAGAATACAAGAGATTCCTCAAGATGGTACAGTGGCTCGTCAAAGACGGTTTCGATCTGAACGACATCTGGTTCCACGATCGAGCGTGAGAGAATTTTGAAGTGACGGTTTTTTCCTATATATAACATGTCCAAGCGAGAAATACTCGTGGGAGACGGCAAGTTAAGATAAAGGAAAATCCAAAGGTAATAAGATGATTGAAAGAAACTTCGACAACTATTTCGACCAAATCAAGAACGCAGCTGCCAAGAAGACGGGTAGCTCTTTTTCTATTGAGAACGAATTCGTTCCGACGATGGTGAACGGTGAATGTGAAGTCGTCCTCCGTCTGCTCCCGCAGCCGAAGACTGAAGCAGCTCCGTTTATCGAAAATCGTACTCACTCGTTCAAGGGAACCGATGGCAAGTGGCACGTGATCGACTGCCTCCGCAAGGCTGGTCACAAGTGCCCGATCTGCGATTGGAACTCTGAAGTCTTCAAGGCTTTCCCGAAGGAAAAGGCGAAAGACATTTCCAAGAAGAAAGCTAAGCGTCAGTTCGTTTCCAACGTCTACGTCGTCAAGAACACGGCAGCTCCTAACACTGAAGGAAAGATCTACCGCTTCAAGTACGGCATCCAGATCATGGAAAAGATCCTCGACAAGATGGCTGACAAGACCGATCCTGATAAGGGTTTCATCAAGGGCGTCAACGTGTTCGATTACTACAATGGCGCTAACTTGATCTTCAAGGCTAAGGAAGGTGCATACGGTCCTAACCCTGAAGCGTCATACTTCGGTGACCAGAAGCCTATCTCTGACAAGAACAACAATCCGTTGTCCGAAGAGGAGGTACAGGATATCGACAACAACCTGTACGAACTCAAGCCGTGTGAAAAAGACACTAGCAACGAGACTTTCGTCGGCGTTCTCGACATCTTCGAAAAGTTCACTGAAGACAAGCTGTACAAGCGCGGCACTGACGCTGAAGGCAAGGCGACATTCGATCCGATCATTCCGGGCATCGACGGTGGAAACACTGCTGCTCTCAACGAATCGGTACAGAGCGAAGCCGAACCTTACACGGAGAAGCCGTCATCTGAAGGGATCGACGATTTCTTGGATTCGTTGAAGTAGTAAAGATTTCTTTACAATAGAACTGGTTGGGCGCTCGTCGTAACTCATAATCTCCTTTACTGTTAATCTAGAGCGTCCACGAAGTGAATAAGCTGCAGAGAGTCAAATTTCTGCAGCTTTTCTCAAGAAACTCTATTTAGAAAACGCTAGAAAATTCCTATATTTTATTTGTAACTTTCACCAAAAGAGGTCAAAAATGGATCTTAAAGACCGTAACTTGAGAATTCTCAATTTCACATCTTGGAGCGTCAACGGCGCAATCTCGTCTGTAATTCTCAAAGCGTATTACAAGAACTGCAAAACTTACTTCATGTCGTATCGCCGTCCTGATGATATGACTGCGACTATGATCCAAGAAGGCGACAAGATCGACGCTGTGATCTTCACGAACATCGCTCCGACACAGAGCCGCGACTTCGTCAAGAATTTCAAGAAGCCAGTCGTAATCTTCGACCATCACGAGAACGCTAACTGGTGGAAGAGTCTTGGCAACAAGGACTACCACGTCAATCAGGACTACTCGGGCGCTATGATGGTCTACATGTACTACAAGCGCTTCATGGCCGATCTCGAACGCTACTACGACGTTACGCTTCTCGCAGATGACTTCGAACTGTGGAAGTTGAAGGATCCACGCTCGTTCCACTTCAACACTCTGTTCTGGAAGTCCGACAATCCGTATACATTCATCAAGCGCTGGTCTGCTGGTGGAAAGCTCGCTTTGACTCAAGCTGAGAAGGACATTCTCACAGAGCACGTTCGTGACTGGAAGCTCTATTACGAGTCTCTCGCACAGCTCAAGCTCGGCTATAACGGCCGAATGATCACGGCGAACGAATATCAGGCAGAGATCAGCAAGCAGATGGACTTGGAAGGAGTAAACTACTTCTTGCTCTACCATCCGAAGTCCAACTACATCACTCTCCGTTCCTGCACTGCCGTAATCGACTGCAAGGAAATTCTGGAGAAGATGAACGTATTTACCGCACAGAGCAATGTCGGCGTCATTCCGTGCAAGAATCTGGACGAAGCTAAGACGATCTGTGCTCAAGTCGAAAAGAACGTTTTGGCTCACGTGCCGAAGGAAGCATAAATAGAACTACTATGTTCGAAATTGATGACCAGACAAAGACTTTTGTACTCGAGAAGTACATCCGTCGTGCGGTCGATACGGTCCGCCATAAGGGCCGTGGACGCGAGATCAAGGTGAACTGTCCATTCTGCGGAGACAAGGACTTAAAGGGCACTCTATGGCTCACTAACACCTATCGTTGGTGCTATACGTGCTGGAGAGCCTCTTGCCGTTGCGCTGATCACGGAATTCTCGCTACAAAGTGGCTGAAGGAAGTCAACTCGAGCCTCTACGACCAGTATGTCGAAGAGCTGAAGTCTTACGGAAAGAAAGACAAGAAAGAAGTCGATGCGCTGAAGGCTATTATCGAACGCAAGAGAGCAGATGACCTGATCAAAGAGAAACAGGATCTTCAGCGAGCGATCGAGAAGGACCGCAAGGCGACACGATTCTTCAAGAAGATCGACAAGCCAGGCAAGTACCAGTTGGCTGCTATTCACTTCTGCAAGAGCCGCTTGATTCCCGAAGATGTTTGGAAGCGCTTCTACTACTGCGACGAAGACAAGTATCGCGGACGCGTGATCATTCCGTTCTACGACAAGGACGGTAAGATCGAATTCTTCCAAGGACGCACCTTGGAAAAGGATAACGACGTCAAGTACCTGTCTAGAGTCGGAAGCACTGCACTCTACAACTGGGACTTCGTGGACAAAGAGAAGCCAATCGCAATTCTCGAAGGCCCGATCAACAGCATGTTCGTCGAGAACTCAACTGCAACTGTCGGCGCTGGATCCTCTTGCGAGATCGACGACAAGCTCAAGAACCTGAACTGCTGGTTTATCTTCGACAACGACAAAGGTGGCCGAAAGAACGCTTGGAAGAGAGTCAATCAGGGACGCCCAGTCTTCATGTGGAGCTCTTTCATTTTCGACTACAATCTACCTACGGACATCAACGATATCAACGACGTCGTAATGTACCTGAAGAGACGAAAGAAGTTCACAGTAGAAGAGCTGAGACGCTATTTTACACGCTATCCCGACCAGTACAAGGCGCTCGAACTAGCTAAGGTGAAGGAAGATCCTCCATTGCTGCAGAGAGACGATACGCCCGAAGTGGATGAGGAAGAAGACTAAAAGGAGAAACGATGAACACAGACATCTACATCGAATATGACGAAGCTCTCGCTGACAGAGTCGCGATAGAAAAGCTGAACAGGACTACTATCGAAGACCTAGCGAAGAGAGATCAATCCGTAGCTAAGTGGGTCGTAAAGACTGGCAGCTGGCGCAACAAGTGCAAGCTCCTCAGGATGGAAAAGCCGTGGTCTGCCACTAAGACCATCTTCGTAGCTACTCTCAAGAAACCGACCTACAAGAAAGTCAAGTGAAGAGTCTCCTGCATGCCAAAGAGACTGGGTCTCGCAAGAGTCCAGTCTTTTTTGTGTAAATACTTTATGTCAGTATTTGCGAAAAACTACTATCAGGGAACTTTCGTTCCTAAGCATCCAGAGAAGTGCCTGAACTTCAACGGAAAACTATACCCTGACAAGACGCTTCCGATCACGTACAGAAGCTCATGGGAGCAGATCATGTGCAACTTCTGCGACATGCAGGTGAATATACTGTCATGGGGATCTGAAGTCGTAGAGATTCCTTACTACTCACAGATAGACAATCGCAGCCACAAGTACATCTTAGACTTTCTCATCATCCTGAGGGACAAGTCGGGAAAGATACAGAAATACGCTGTCGAGGTGAAGCCAGACAATCAGGCTGAGAAGCTTGACGCTAACGGCAACGTGATCTACCCTCCAGCTCCGAAGAGAAAGACGCAGAGAGCTTTAGCGAAATGGCAGGAGAAGTGCCAAGTGATACGTAGAAACGCTGAGAAGTGGGAAGCAGCAAAAGTATGGGCAGCTAAGCGTGGATTCACGTTCAGGGCTATCACTGAGAACGAGATCTTCGGACTCGTAAAGAATCAATAGCGGTCTATAAATATCTCATAAAGGAAATATACCTATGAATCTGAACTTTCTAAACTTTCTAAGCAGCAATTTCTTGAAGAACGAAGAGGACGCCCAGACACTTCGTGAACTTGAAGCTAGGAACAACTCTATCGGTCTCGATGAAGACCAGACGAACTGGAGCGCTGCAGCTGGCGGTTGGGGATCTAGGTCTGGAGACTCTGTAAATCCCGACCAGCAGTCAATCTTGTTCGATGAAGTGTTCGAGAGCAAGAAACAGCGTATCGCATTCTATCGCAGCATGTTCAACTATCCTCTCGTCAAGAAGGCCATTCTAGTGATGGTCAACGAGATGTGCAAGCCTAACGCAGACAACGAAGTCGCTACGTTCAACATCACTAAAGCGTTCGCAGACCAGTTCAACAAGACTGAGTACAAATCTCTCAAGAAAGAGTTCGACTACGTGATCAACTGCGTATTCGGAGGAAGCAGCAAGATCAGAAATCTAGTCAAGAGATGGTTAGTCGACGGTCAGCAGTTTATCGAGAACTGCAGCAACGATGACGGAAGTAAGCTAGTCGGCATCAAGGTCCTTCCAGCATACTGCTCGCTAGTCGTATATGAAGAGGGCGTAGCGACTGGATATGTTCAAGATCCTAGAATGATCGATCTTCAGGCTACTGGAGAAATCAAGAGATTCACGCTCGATCAAGTATCTTATTCCGACTATGGACAGTGGGGAACTAACCGAAACGATGTTCGCGGTCATCTTGATGCCGCTATCAGACCGCTAAACCAGCTGAGAGCTATTGAAGACGCTCTGACGGTCACTAGAATCAACAGAGCTCCTGAAAGAAGACTGTGGAACGTGTTCATCGGCCGTGCTAACGACGCTAAAGCGACAGCAATGGTCAACGACGTCAAGAACAAGTACAGAAAGACCCTGACGATCAACCCGGTCACTGGCGTCATCGAGAGCTCAAAGAACGTCCAGAGTTTCACTGAAGACATCTTCGTTGGAAAGACAGACCAGGGCCAGGGAACTACCGTCGAACCGATCAAGTCTTCGACAGAGTTCAACGGACAGATGGACGACGTCAAGATGTTCCAGCAGCAGGTCATGGACGCACTGCTGTTCCCAGCACAGCGTTGGGCTAATCCGGAAGGAGGAACTCAGGCATCTCTATCACCTGAACAAGAGATCAACGAGATCACGTTCCAGGAGATGTGTAGAGAACTCGCTCAGAAATACTGCGACGAGATCATCAAGCACACGTTCCTCGTGCACCTAAAGATGGTAGGCTTCAAGAAGAAATATCTTGATCCAGCTCTATACAACATCTCTCTGAACGGAGCTAACAACTTCGAAAAGATCAGACAGATAGCTGTATGGGAGAAGATGGGCGGGCTGCTCAGTCAGCTTCAAACTATGCTGCCTTCTCTTGCTAACGCTAAAGCAGACTCCGAAGAGCCAAAGCCTCTCATCTCTAAGCAGTACATGTACAGCTCTATCCTCAATATGTCGGATTCTGATATTCTCAAGAATCAGCAGTGGATCCAGGAGGAGTCGGATGCTCTACTAGACGCTGCTAAGGCTGCAAAGGACGAATCTGCGCCAGAAGATGAAGATGAAGATCTCTCTGGAGAGGATGACGATATCGGCTTCTAGTCCGATGTATAGAGGGATCGAATGAGATACTCGATCAAAGACGTCAAGAGAATCTATGACTTCTTCGATCGAGATTTCTTTTTGCGAAATTTTGGTAAGAAACTAGGAAAATCCAAAATAACGACTGACATATCGACTGCACAAAACTGGTTCGGAGAAGAAGACTTCGAAAACTCTAGCGGACTGTCGTACTCAGAAGACGGAGAACAGCTTATCTACGTGAACCGGTTTCTTCTCGACAACTTGAGGCCTCTCGCCAACACGATTCTTCACGAAATGATACATATCTACGACTGGCGGGAGAATCCTCACAGAAGATCGTATAGAAAATCTCATGGCGCCTTCTGGACTAGAGTTTCCCAGATCGCTAACGAACGCTATGAGAAGAGAATCGGAAAGATAGAGCAATACAGCACAGATCTTGAGCTTGAGAAGATGAGCAGATCAAGACTAATACACAGCACTAAGTCCTTGTCCAACGCGTACATAGTGATACTGCAGTCTGGAGCGAAAGTCCCCATAAAGACGCTGAATGCCGTCCAAATTGAGCGAATTAAGCACACTTCTGCCGTCGCAGTGTATCGAGTTCACTCAAATCTTTCCCAGACGAAAACGAATCGAGTGAAGAAGTTCTTAAATTTCAATAAGCTTCTGGAGACCATCGAGGCCAATCCAGCAGTGCTAGACGAGCTTGATATTGACCTGAACGAACAAGCAGATGCAATCTTCACAAAGTTGTCAGTTTCTCTTTAAGAGAAAAACATAATTTAATCAAGTAAAATATCATAAAAATATAGAAATAAGGGTTTAGAAGCTGTCACAAACATAGTATATTGACATAAGTTAACTCTCCTAAAAAGGTATAAATAAGCTATAACTTTAAGGAAGAGCTAACATGACTACAATGACAGTCGACACTCTAGATATGGTAAAACTCAAAGACGGCTCACACAACTGTGTAGCGATCTTCAAAGCTACACTGAACGGCATTTTCCGCATCACTGGCGTAAAGCTGTTCAATGACCCGCAGATGGGGAAATGGTGGCTGAAGTTCCCTGTGAACGAAAGCAACCACAAGCGACTTCCCTTCTTCTCGTTCGTGAATCGCGAGGATTATCAGCATCTCCTAGAGTGCGCGAAGAACGAATTCTTGGGTGACTCGGATGAAGAAGAAACATACGTGGGCTAACGCCATTCCAAAGACCCGTCGCGAGAAAGACGTGATGAGGATGATAAAGAATCCGGCCGAGTGCAAGCGCATGATGGACTTGCTCGGTACCGCGACAAAAGTTACTGAAAACCTAAACAAGTTCGAAACCGACAAGTTCAAGACGGTCGATGAGATAGTCTTGTTCGTGTCTACACATCTCTCTGATGAGTTTCCTCAGAAGGAAATTCTACAAGAAGAGCTGAAAAGCTTAGTGGAGAGATATGAAGAACGAATCATACTTGCAGAAGGAAACGATAAAGGTGCCCCAGTTTGTTGTGGGCGGTGAATACCAGGACGAAAAGGGGAACGACTATCGGGTTCTGTCCATAACGGGCGACTTGATGGAAGCTAAATTCAACTTCGTCAAGAAAAAGTTCAAGATTGTGCCCTGGGGTTCGACTATGGCTGCCGTGAATTGCGGAAGGGTCTGGTTCAAGAGCGCTGCTAACAATCCTGCGCTGCTTGAAGAGGACGAGAGCTGCAACATCATCCAGCGTGGAAAGTACAACACCCTGAAGAAGATGACCCCAGAAGAAAAGAAACTCTACCGTCGTGAGCGTGCTAGAAAGCGTCGCAAAGCGAGACGTGAGGCTGCAAAGGCTGCTAAAGCCGAAGCAGAAAACAGCGTATAAATAACACAGAAGATACTCTACACACAGAGGAACAACTAACATGGCATTTCATGATTTCTTAGAAAGTCAGAGAAACCCCGCTCCACAGAGAGAGCCTCAGTTCGAGGTAGACGAAGGGGACAACTATGAGGAAAAAGAACCTCGGCGCGAGCGTAAGTCGAGCCGTGAACGCTTCGACGACGAAGATTCTAAAGTACTTGACGAAGTAGAATTCTACAAGGAGCGTCTGTACAAGAAGATCGATTCCTGCTTCATCCGTTATGGCCTAGCGGGCCTTAAGAAGATCGATGAGGGCATCGCAGATTCTCTCGCTAGGTACATCGACAGTCTCAAGGGTGGAAGATACTACGAAGACAGACCTCAGTACTCACGTCCGTTTCCTAGCTACCGTCGTCCTCAGGAAAGAGCACGTTACAGAGAAGATGAGCTCGACGATCTCGATGAAGCAGAGGAAAGTCTGCCACGCAGTCCAGAGTCGAAGCCAGCGCCAAAGCCGTTCAAGAAGCCAGTCAAGATCGAAGGATCTAACCCGAATCCTGTTCCTAAGAGAGCCGGTGAGCCGAACCTTCAGGCTGGCGTATACAATCCAGAGCTGCTCAACGCTATCCTAACGGACGTGATTCCGCCGACCGAGATTCATCAGGTCGAGATTCACAGCAACATTCCAGTTCCGCAGAAGAAACAGCAAGCTGCACCGCAGAATGTTGACTTCGCACCGCTTCCTGAAGAGATGCAGGAGCAAGAACAGCCGCAGGAAGATACATACGAGCAGCCCGTCGAGACCTATCAGGCGCCGCAGCAAGCTGAATCGAGCAACTTCGATCTAGCAGATGTGATGCTCGCTGGCGCTGGAAACACCGACGTGAGCTTGATCGTTCCTCCGACCATCGAAGAGCCAACATCTGAGAACTTCGTATCAGACGCTGATCTCGATGCTCCGATCGTCGAGTCAGAGAAGCAGACGCCTATCGAGATGCCTGCACCGAAGAGAAGAAAGAAGAAGTAATGAGCGAGATAACGTTAGAAGAGCTAGAGAATCAACCCTTCGTACAGGCCCACAAGGACTTGTACAAGGTAGCTCTTGAGCGTGGAAAATACTCAGACAAAGCATTCTGGGACGATCTTGACAGCGACGTTCGAGATTCAGTGAAAGAACAGCTCAGAAAGTACGGAAGTAAGCCAGTTTGGAGGATGCTGAAGTGATGGAAGTGCTAAACAAGTGTTTTGAGCGCCTAGAAGAGGCCTCTGCGGGAGACAACAAGCACTTCCTTGAGAAACTACAGCGTAACTGCAAAATGGCCGTAGCAGCGATGGAAAGCGATAATGTCATCAGTGAAGCTCAGAATGACTTGAAGAGCTTGAAGGCTATGAACAAGAAGATATCGATGTCGACTCACTCGAGAAGCATCGACAACGTTCTTGTCTACATCTTTCTGAAGAATCTCATGACTGTACCTTCGACTACGAAAGCCTACAAGCTCGGCCTGATCGACAAAGACGGAAAGCTTCTCCGTGAGCCGAAGACTCCTGAAGAGAACGACTGTATCTCTAACTTGGATCTCTTCACTGCTCAGTTGAGAAAGTGGATGCGTCCTTACATGAACAGGCTATCGAAGATGTCTTGGGTACGCTCGATGGACTCTAACTACCGCATTCAGAATGCTCTAGGAAACTCTGACAGCTTATCTAAGCGTGCAACTGTGATGCGTGTCAACGACGAGCTCGATCGTATACTGGAGGGCTGAGATGGGCTGTCCAGTCTGTGAGAGCGCTTATAAGCAGTACGGATTCACTCTTCGTGAAGGTATGCATTGCTACACTGCTAGCGAGAAAGCTTGCTGTCCCAAGAAAGTCACTGTTACAGCATTCACGTCGCAAGAAGTGAAATTTACGACTAAAGACGGCGTAGAGCACTCGAAGCCGTTCTTAGAGTTCATGAAGTCGTCTTGGATCGACCGTAGCTTCTAAAAAGACTATATTTCCGCAGTCTCGATAAATAACGTATGCTAGACAGCAGATTCATATATGATGTAGATGCTACGACTCTTCCTCTATCGAAAGAGCTATTGAAATCTTGCATAAACAGCAAGCCTATATACGCTTATGTTCTATGCAAGTACGAAGACCTGATCACTACGATAAACACTATCAATCATGCCGAAGAGATCAATGGCACTCTGAATGGGCAGATGCTTTTCGATAGCATCAACAACCCAGTAACGAGTTTCGACTGCGTGATCAAGATCGAAGGTTTGAAGAAATCTGACGACAACTACCTGGATCACGTCATCCGTTCTAACGACGACTGCACTTGGACTGACTTCCGTACGTACTCGAAATCTCTCAGAAAAGAGATATGCGGTCTAAAGTCCACGATTTTCAGAAAATCTCTATGGAATCGTGACTCTATAGATACTTGGTTCAGCGTAAACAAAATCGATCTGCCAGACGAGGTCAAGAATTCATTGGCGACTGACTGGGAGTTGTTTTTGGATACCGTGCTGAGAAGCTCAGATCGTGACTCGTACATCTCTTCATGCTCGGACGACAGCAAGAAGCTATATGCCGACTTGATCAACAAGAACGCTAAGAACTTGTTCGACCGATACAGAGTTGAGCTAATGGCACACGCTCAACAGCAGAACAAGAACGACGAGACTGTAGTCGTGATCAAACCAGTCGTAAGCAAGATCTACATCATGTCGAACAACTACGCAAAGTGCCAGAGAGACTGGCCTACGCTTAGAGTCTCACCACTAAATAAGAAAAGCTTAGAAACACTGGGGCTGTATCTGTGATTCCAATCAAGACATTCGTACCAACTATAGAACCGAGAGAATATGATGCCGTGAACGACATCACGTATCTCGACAACTCATACGGCGACTCGATGTGCAAGAAATACAATCGAGCTATCGACATGATCGGAGATTATCAGGGCTGGGTTTGCTTCAGGCATGACGACCTCGAAATTCGTACTCCAGCAGACATCGTACAGGCTAGACTGAGACAAGCTTACGAGAAGAACCAAGTCATCGCTGGAGTCATCGGAACATTCAATCTGGATTATCTCATGCACTGGTGGTACCCTGACCGCGAAGTCAACGGCTGCGGATACATCCTACAGAAAGTGCTAGACGAGAACAAGAAGCCAGTCGTACCAGAGAAGACGTACGAGATGAAGGAATGGGCTGGTTTTCACGACGGAGTAGCTACAGTAGACGGCTGCGTCATGTGGATCCACACTGACGCGTTCAAGCATATCCGTTTCGACGAGAAGATCAAGGGATATCACTTCTACGATGTAGATATCTGCCTGCAAGCGCTCAGAGAGCATCTTGGCGTATGCACAGTTCCCATCGTAGCATGTCACGAATCTGCTGGAGATTTCGACAAGAAAGAAATGGACAAATTGAGAGTGTACGTATTCGACAAATGGTCGAGAATCGCTAACACTTTTCCGATCAACAAATATTCGATGTTTAGGAGGGATGATGAAATTGAGATTCCTGGAATTTCTGACGGAGAATCAGAACAGCCAAGCGCAGAACCCGCTGAACGAGAAAGAAAACCTGATTCAGCTAAGGGACAACTTCAAAAAGGTCTTTCCGTATTCGGACTATAAGAATATACGCATCATCTCTTCCTCTACCAAAGGAAAGGATACGCTCACGTTGATCTGCAGCGGCATTATCGAATCCAGAGATCAGGCTGCTCCATACAAGGTGCTAGTTCAGTTCCATAGAAAGACCATAGAAGAGCCCTGGACGATCAATTCTGTAGCTGAAGTCAAGTGTACGTGCAACGCATTCCGCTACAACGTCGCATATCCGCTCTACAAGAGCAAGAACTACGCAGGTAGAGTGCCAGGAAACTCCACAATTCCTAACAGGGTAGTCAACGCTAAACAGATCCCAACTTTCTGTAAGCACATTTACGCTTACTTGAGATATCTTATCCAACAGAAAATCATATCACTGTAATTTTACTAAATTTTAACTGTTATGAGCAAGAAGAGCAAATTTCTGAAAACTGGAACAAGCGAAAAAGAAAATCAGGTCAGCGAAGCTACATTGTCCGAAGTGCTTGAAGATAACATCAAAGAGTACGGCATGTCTGTCATCGAAGATCGAATGATCCCGTCAATTAGAGACGGATTGAAGCCGTCTCAGCGCCGCCTCTTGAAGGCTATGTACGACTTGAAGGCTTGGAACACATCTCCAACTGTAAAGTCGGCTAGAGTCACTGGCGACTGCATGGGCAAGTATCATCCGCACTCTGAAGCTTATGGCGCACTGGGCGGTCTAGTGAATCAGACCTACAGTCTAGTTCAGGGTCAGGGAAACTGGGGAAGCCTCGATGACGAGCCAGCAGCGCCGAGATACACCGAGTGCCGTTTCAGCAAGCTCGGTCAGAGATGCTTCGAGAGCTACGAAGTCGCTGACGAAGTTCCTAACTTCTCTGGCGAGTATATGGAGCCAATCGACATTCCGATGGACTTCCCGCTATTCTTCGTCAACGGAGGAAAGGGTATCGGCGTGGCTGTTCGTCTAGAGACGCTCGACCACAACCTTGAAGAGATCGTAAACGCTCTCAAGATCGTCCTGAAGAAGGGCGAGAAGACTAAGATGGAAGATCTGTTCAAAGTCTTTCACGGTCCCGACTCTGTCTACGGAGGAAAGCTGCTCACTTCCAAAGAAGAATTGAAGAGCATTTACGAAACTGGCACTGGCAAGGTCTCTTACGAGTGCGACTACACGATCACTCCGCAGGGCAGAGACAAGTATCTGCTCACTGTGACTGGGTACTGCCCTGGCTTCAAGCCGTCAAAGTTCCAAAACGCTATGATCAAGCTGATGACTGGCGAGAAGTGCGTGCTAGACGCTAACGACGCTAGCGATAAAGAGAACAAGTGCAATTTCCAAGTCGTCTATCAGGGCGAAGACACTTTCGAAAATAAGATCCACAAGAATCTGATCTGCTCACAGGCTGTTCAATACTACGCGCTCGATCGTCAGAAGAGCAAGAACCCCGAATTGAGAGACATCGACACGGTTCTCATCCAGAAGTCATTCATCGAGTACATGAGAATCTGGCTCGACTGGAGAAGAGAGCAAGAGGGTAACCTTCTCGATATTCGCGCAAAAGAGCTTGACGACAAGATGTTCCATGTCGAGTGCCGTATGTGCGCCGCAGAGAATCTGAAGGTCATTCAGGCTGCTCTGAACGCCGATGACGCTGAGTCTCACTTGATGAACAATCTGCCGTATCTCATGGGTCATCCGAGAGCGAAAGAGGGTGCAGAATATGTTCTCGACCTGAAGATCGGATCCATCAAGAAGACAGATATGCAGAAGATGCGCCTAGAGTTCGGCGCACTCGATCAAGAGCTGCAGCGCGTCAAGAAGGACAAGAACGACATCGACAAGGTCGTAGCTAGAAAGCTTGACTCGCTGAAGGAGTTCTTCAAGCCGAGAATGCTCAAAGTCCAAGATTAGAATTTGTCATATACCTCCTAAGACCTAGGCTCGGGTGAAATATCCCGAGCCTTTTACGTTTTTCTCAATAAATATCTCATAACTAACCAGCGTGGTCAACTATGAGTATCGAGACATCAATTGACGCTCTCTGTCGCGAATTCGACATCGAAGACAGAAGAGCCGATGAAAAAGCTAAACCTACACTTCCTGATCCAGTCGAAGAAGTAGCAGCAGTTGAGCCCGAAGAGCCAGTTGCGCAAGATCCGATGAGTTTCCTTGAAGAGGAGACAGGCGATCTAGTGAAAGCAGTTCCAGAAGATGACGAGGACGAGGAAGACGAGAACGGTGGACACGGTCCATCGGTTGCCGACTTGAAGAAGAAAGCTCAAGAAGACAACAAAGAGATCGTCAAGTTAGAAGCCGAAGTCAAGCTCAAGACCATGACTCAGCGTTATGACCTTGAAGACAAGGCATACATGAAAGCTCAGCTCAAGTCTCTGATCTCCGACAACAGGACAGTGATGGAAGTGATCGAGTCGCAGCTGAAGATAGGCACGAATCCGCACCTGTTCGACACTTACGCTACTCTGTCTAAAGTCGTGGCTGACAACGTGATGCGTCTAGCTAAGATCGACCAGATGGTAACCGACTACAAGGTCGTAGAGGACAAGGGTAACGGCAACATCAAGCAGGACGTCATCAAAGAGCAGCAAGAAGCCGCAGCTGCTGGCCAGGGCGGTGGAAACACGTACATCCAGAACAACCTCTGCTTCGCATCTGACGAGATTCTCAAGATGGTCAAGAAAGTTCTTCCTCCGCAGCAGAAAGTCACGATGGAAGATCTGCCGAAATTCGATCTCACCTAAGAAAACGCAAATAAATAAAACTATAAGACTATCATGGGTAGACCTCTTTACACAAGATTCTCGATTTTCTATCGCATCAGCAGGAAAGATGAGTTCCTTCGTAAGCTGATCATGAGCCTGTGCAATCGCAACGACCTGTCAGACTACGAAGTTCTATACGACATGTACTCTAGAACTTTCGACATCATAGCAGACGCGATAAAGAATCACGACAAGAAACGCATCATGATGTTGATAATGAACGAGAATTGCGAGGCTAAGCTGAATCGACGAATTTACGACTACTTAGTATGCGCAAATACGTTCAAGCTGTCGAAGAAGAATTTGGAAGAGACCTTGGAAAATCAGGAGTTTTAAGCATGGAAATGAATCTAGAATCGATCAAGAAATATGTCAACGAGACGGTTGAGCCTGTCGATTTCGTCAAGCTTTTGACAGAAGCTGAACCAGAGGATGGTCCAGAAGAAGATCTCGGTGGAGACGACGGTCCTTCTGACGACGATGGCGATTTCGGCGGTGATGACGATATCGGCGGTTCAGATGACTTTGGAGGTCTAGACGACGGTGGAGATTTTGGCGGAGGCGGTCCATCTGGCGGTCCTCACGGAGATTCCGGAGAAGACCTAGGTGATGAAGAAGAGGCTGTCGGAGATGCCCGATTCGCTGACCGTGAAGACGATCCAGACTTCGTAGGCGGTTCTAACGAAGAAGGAAGCGCTGCTGAAGGAAAGCCATCTGGAGCAATGATCTATGACACCGAAGGAGTTCTCGACAGCATCAACAACACTATCAACGCTAGTGACGTCAATCTCGCTGAGATCGACAAGGCTAAGAACGTACTTGAAGTGATCGCGAACGGAAAGAAGCTTAAACCAGAAGATTTTGACGATATTCAAGATTTTCAGAGTTTCTCCGATATCATCAACAGATCTCTGTTCCAGACTGACGACAAGACTCAGAACTACTTCAAGCTGAAGATCAAGTCTGCTATCCTGGCTATCCAGAATCAGAACAAGATCGACGCTGCTAAGAAGGCTGGAGAAGTCGATACGCTTCGTGATTTGGCTTCAAAATTCTAGAAATTCACGATAAATAGAGAGAAAAGTTGACGTTTCTCACAAGAATTGTTGACTTTTCTCATGAAAAAAGCAAATTTTCAGAGAAAATTCTGAAATATATAAATCATAAGCCGGAGGAAATAAATGGATAAAATCGCAGAAAAGCTCCAAGCGCTAGGCGTCTCAGAAGAAGACTTGGCTATTGTCAAGGAATCTTTTGACGAAGCTGTGGAAGCTAGAGTTAAAGCTGAAACCAATCTTATTTCCGAGAAAGCAGAGGAATACATCGCAAGAGAAGTTGACAAGAGAGCTGCAGAAAAGGAAGCAGAGCTTGGCAAACTCTCAGAGAAGTATCTCGACATCAAGACGGCAACAATCGCTAAGAACGCTGCTATGGCTCTTGATGAAGAAAAGAAGAAGATCGAAGATGCTTGTGCTAAGTACATCGAAGAGAACTTCGAAAAGGCTTTCGCGGAAAAATACGAACAGGAATTGGCTTTGATGGAAGAGTCTATCCTCGCGCAGCTTGACGACTATCTTGACTACGCTATCGTCGAGAACATCTCTCCCGATATCATCAAGAATGCAGCTGTCAACGAGACATTCGCTCCTATCATCAAGGGAATCCAGAACCTCTATCAAGAACAGTTTGTTCCTCTCAACACATCTGGCCAGAAGAAGCTCAAGGAAGCTCAGGCACACGCTGCTCAGCTCGAAGAGACTCTCGCTGCTCAGATCCAAGAGAACATGAACCTCACCAACATGTCTGAGAAGTACGCTAAGCGCGCTCTGATCGCAGAAAAGGTCGCTGACCTTCCGGCTGCTGACAGAAACAACGTCAGAAAGTTCTTCGCCGAGAAGTCTTTCGCTACTACTAAGTCAGACATCGATTCTTACTGCAACATGCTCAAGGAGTCTGCAAAGAGAATCGAAGAGGCAAGAGAACAGGCCATTCGAGAGAGCAAGGTTCAGATGACTGCTCCGAAGAGCATCGTCGCGGAATCCTCAAGACCGAGACCTAGGTCTTTCGTGAAGTCCTATTCTGAGGACAACACTCCAGACTTCGTAAACGAACGTATCAAATCACACAAACAGTCCAGACGCTTGGACGAAAGCAGCGACGAGTACCTCACCTCAGTGGCTAAGTACTGCGAGCTGTAAGGAATAAGAATTTTCAAGGAGTAAAAGAGAATGAAAATCCTAAATTCACAGAAGACAATCACTGAGGCATGGAGCGAAAAGCCAAATGCACTCTCTGTTGCATCTATTCAGGACAAGTATATTCGTGCTAACACTGCAAAGTTGCTTGAAAACCAGGACCGCTGGGTCAAGAAGGGCATGAGACTTGACGAAGACTTCAGCATGGGCGTTGCTGGTGCTACTGGTCTCAACCAGGGCATTCCGCATGGTGGCCCGGGTAAGGGCGTTCTTCCGAACATCTCTATGGCTATCGTCCGTAGAGCATTCCCGGAAATGTTCGCAAACGTACTCGTCGGTGTTCAGCCTATGGCCGGTCCGGTGTCTCTCGCTTGCGCAGTCCGCAGAATCTACAAGACCTCGAATCCTCAAGAAATCATCGAAGCTGCTTGGAAGCACGTCGCTCGCTTCTCTGGCTTCACTGGCTCTACCGCTAACGCCTCTGGCGAACCGGATGCCGGTACCGCTGTCGAGACTGAAGCTGCAGAACGCTGGAAGCTCGGCGGAGACGCTAACAAGTTTGAGAAGTGGCCGGAACTCGGTCTCATGCTCGCTACGCAGGTCGTGGCAGCTAAGACCCGTAAGGTCGGATCTAGCTTCTCTATCGAGTCTGCTCAGGACATCGAGTCTATGCAGCACCTCGACATGATGAGCGAGATGATCAAGACCTGTCAGGAAGAGCTCGTCCAGGAAACCGACCGTGAGACTATCGCTCACTGTAAGGCTCTCTGCACACCGAAAACCTACAAGTTCGCGGAAGGCACTACGAGTGGATCTCCTAACGATCCGAACCTCGCAGGCTTCGGCGACGGCTGGAATGGCCGTTGGTCTCAGGAAAGACTCGCAAACATCGTCGCTAAGCTCATTGGCGCTTCGAACAACATCCGTACCAGCACTCGTACCAGCTCTGGTAACATCGCTGTCGTATCTCCGGACATCGCAACTGCTCTGCAGATCGCTGCTCCGAACTTCAGCAAGATCGTTACAAACGTCAACGGTAGCTCTGCAACCGCAGCTGCAGGTACTCTAAACGGAAACATCAAGGTCTTCATCGACAACAACGCTGTTGACCCGATGACCGGTATCGATAACGGTGAAGCACTCATCGCATACAAGGGCGAAGGCCTCTCTAACTGCGGTGTGGTATACTGCCCGTACATCACCAGCTTGACACTTCAGGCTACTGATCCTCGCGACTTCTCTCCGAGAGTTGGCGTGATGAGCAGATACGCCTTCGCCGACAACATGCTCGGCGCTGAGAACTACTACAGACTTCTCAGATTCGAAGGACTTGCTTCTAAGGTTGGTTTCGATACTAACGACGAAGGCACTTGGTAATCAGGGTGAAATTTAACAATAAGGAGAATTTTGACAATGTACAAACTACCTTCTAAGTCACAGTATCACATTGGTAACGACAAGCGAATCCCGGATTCTGCTTTCGTCGCCTCCAGCTATGTTGATGGCATCTACACCCAGTTCGCCGAAGGCGTGAACGGCTGGCTGGATGTCCAGGAAACCTTCAAGCTCAATCTCCCGCAGTCCGGTTGGGGCTTCGCAGAAGGCGATCCGAAGGCAGCACTTGCTTCCGGTCTCGTCACTTCCGCACTCTACACCAGCGGCTACGACAAGGCTACTTCTGACATCGTCAAGAAGCAGTTCCCGCAGATCGAGACTTCTGGTCGTTCCGACTATGTCGGTATCGAGCAGGCTTAATCGACAAGCTGACCAAACATTCAGAAAGAGAGGAAGAATTCTTCCTCTCTTTTCTTTTTTGTCCAACTTACGATTTGACAAAGTTTCTCTAGAGCGCTGCTACGATACGATGAGCACGTTCGATCTGATACTTGTCCCAAGCGGACTTGTTGCGCTTCCACTTCTTTGTATCAGCGCCAGCGATCCACTTGTAGTCTTCTTCAGAAATCACTTTAGCGTACGAGTTTGACCTCTCGCTCGGCATGCACTGCATTCTCGTGCCGTCAGTGAATTCAACATACCAACAGCCACATCCCTGCTTGTTCAATCCCTTAGCTGCCATTTTCTTCTTTGTGTGATAGATGTAGATCGGAGAGGATACGAATTTTCTCATAGTTTATTCCTTGTTGATTAGGTCAGTTTTTGATCAACTCTCTTTTGAGTTGTAAAGATAATATACTTTTTTATGAACAATTTCTAAACAGAAATCTTAATTTTTTGAAGTAAAAATAACTTTACAAATATGCTGTGAAAATGGGCTGTGGAGAAATTCAAAAGCCATATAAATTCCTTATATTTCAACTGAATAAGTAAAAGGAAAATTCCACTAAAATGCTAAAAATAAACAGTGAGAATGACAAGAATTTAGTATTGTTCTACTTAGCCGATAATTCAGGATGCAGCCACGTACGATGCCGTTTCTTCGCTGACTATATCAACGCAAACGATTTCGGAATCAAGGCAGTCATCCTTCCAGTGCCAACGTTAGATCCTATCATCTTGTCTAAGACTAGAGCAGTAATCTGGCAGAAGCCAGCGACATACAATCATCTGACAGTGATTCAGAAATACAAGGGTTTTCAGAGAAAATACGGCTTCAAGCTCATCTACGAGCTCGATGACCTGTTCTTCACCTCTCCGATTCGTGGAGAATGTCTACCTCCATACAACATCAGCTATCAGAGAAGAAAAGATCTGAATCTCAATGAAGAGATCGAAGATGCTCTTCACCAGATTATCCCGCTATTCGACACAGTCATGTGTTCCACTGACTACTTGAAGAAGGTAGTGATCCAGAAGTACAATTTCGACAACGTAGTGACAGTCAAGAACACTGTGCCGAGATTTCTCTGGGCTTGCGACAGAAGAAAGCCGATCGAGAAAGACATCGAAAAGCCTCTCGTTCTGTATTCTGGAGTGTCTGGACATTACAGAAACCCTAAGGGCGAAGGCGATCCGGGAGACTATGGAGACTGGAACTGCGCATTCCGTGAATGGGTACTCAAGAACGTGATCGACGACAAGATCAACTTCAAGATCATGGGAGATTTCCCGTGGTTCTTCAAGCCTATCGCGCCGAAGATTCAGTTCATCCCTTGGACTAACTCGTCCAACAATCGGAGCCGTTGTTGGAGCAGCAAAGCGGACTTTCAGATCGCTCCTCTCGCCGAGAACGAGTTCAACATGGGAAAATCTGCGCTTCGATTCTACGAGTCTTCAATCGCGGGCATGGGCTTCTTCGGATCTGTGTTCGACACTTCAACTGATTCTCCATACGAAGAGATCTATCCAGAGTGCAAGATCAAGAATTCAGCTTCAATCGAAGAGCTTGACCAGAAATTCTGGAACATGTGCAAGAGAGACAACTTCAACGACATGATCCGCTGGCAGTACGACAATCTTGACAAATCTGGTCTGATTCTAGAATCAACAGACGCTATCAATAGACTTCTGTCAGTCATAGACAGAAATACTTCCCTTCTGGAGTCGATATAATGGCTAAAGAGAAGGGAATCATTCTGAACGGAGTCGTTCTCGAAGCTCTCGGCGGAATTCGTTTCAAGTGTGCGCTAGAGAACGGACAAGAAGTGCTATGTACTCTGTCCGGAAAGATGCACGGTAAAAACTTCATCAGGACCAACCCAGGAGACAAGGTGCAGATCGAAGTCTGTCCATACGATCTGACACGCGGACGAATCATCTATCGCGAGAGATAGACTGATATATAGACAGATAAGGAGATGTCCTTCATGAAGATCAACAATAGAGAGTTGAGACAGCGAATTCTCGACTATCAGGCTGGCGGTATCTCAACTAAAGCGTATGAGCAGCTGTGGGACGACTTGAGAGAGATTTGCGCTTATCAGATCAAGAAATCTAAGAACGACAAAGCATACTACGACTTTATTCAGGACATGGTGATATACGTTCTCGAACACTATATTCAGAACTTCACTGTCTTGAACGACGAAGGAAAGGAAAACTCGGCTCTAGCGTTTATGCTTCAATCGGCGTATTTCAGCAAGCTCGTTCTATGGAACAACAAGTACAAGCACGAGACTAACGAGTTCGCTACTATGAACACAGCGTCAGCAGACAGTGACGGAAACTCTACAGAGCTAGTCAACACTTGGTCTAACGAAGCTTACAGCGAGATGTGGACTCACGCTTGGGGCAAGTCG